GTTATGGCGGGTCTGGCAGACTATCAGTTCGGTTGTTACAGACGCCTTCCGCAGTGAAGGCTTTTTTATTTGTGGTAAATGGGCGGCTGGTGGGTGTTAGGGGCACCCACCAGCCATCTGCTCATGCGTTGGGTTCACAAGCAAACCTCAGGCCCACTGCTTTGCGCAAAAGCAGAATGAGCCTATCAGAGACAGGCTTAATGATCCATGCTTAATACTGTAAAAATATCCAGTTGTGAGTTAATCAACGCCGACTGCCTGGAATTTATCCGGTCGTTACCCGAAAATTCTGTTGACCTGATAGTCACGGACCCGCCGTACTTTAAAGTGAAGCCTGAGGGCTGGGATAACCAGTGGAAGGGCGACGATGATTACCTGAAGTGGCTGGACCAGTGTCTGGCGCAGTTCTGGCGGGTGCTGAAACCTGCCGGAAGTCTTTACCTGTTCTGTGGTCATCGCCTGGCATCTGATATCGAAATCATGATGCGTGAACGCTTCAGTGTGCTGAACCATATTATCTGGGCGAAGCCGTCCGGACGCTGGAACGGATGCAACAAGGAAAGCCTGCGGGCGTATTTCCCCGCCACAGAGCGCATTCTGTTCGCGGAACATTATCAGGGGCCGTATCGTCCGAAAGATGCCGGGTATGAGGCGAAGGGCAGGGAACTGAAACAGCATGTGATGACCCCGCTGATTGCTTACTTTCGTGATGCGCGCGCTGCCCTGGGGATAACGGCAAAACAGATTGCAGATGCCACAGGAAAGAAAAACATGGTGTCGCACTGGTTCAGTGCCAGTCAGTGGCAGTTGCCGAACGAAAGCGATTATCTGAAATTACAGGCACTGTTTGCCAGGGTGGCAGAAGAGAAGCATCAGCGGGGTGAACTGGAAAAGCCCCACCACCAGCTGCTGGAGACGTATACTTCACTGAACCGGCAGTATGCGGAACTGCAGAGTGAATATAAGCATCTGCGGCGGTATTTTGGCGTGACGGCGCAGGTGCCGTACACGGATGTGTGGACACATAAACCGGTGCAGTTCTATCCCGGGAAACATCCGTGCGAAAAACCGGCAGAAATGCTGCAGCAGATAATCAGCGCGAGCAGTCGTCCTGGTGACATGGTGGCGGATTTCTTCATGGGTTCTGGCTCAACCATAAAGGCGGCTATGGAGCTTGGGCGTCGTGCAATTGGTGTTGAGCTGGAGACCGGACGTTTTGAGCAGACAGTCAGGGAAGTTCAGGATTTAATCGTTTGAAACGGATGAGATTGCAGAATTAATTACGCACCATTATTATTCTGCTCCCGGCCCTTTAGCTCAGTGGTGAGAGCGAGCGACTCATAATCGCCAGGTCGCTGGTTCAAATCCAGCAAGGGCCACCATCACATACCGCCATTAGCTCATCAGGACAGAGCGCCAGCCTTCGAAGCTGGTTGCGCGGGGGGCGGGTCCCCGATGGCGGTCCATTATCGGTATTCAGCGTTGTTAGCTCAGCCGGACAGAGCAATTGCCTTCTAAGCAATCGGCCACTGGTTCGAATCCAGTACAACGCGCCACACTTATTTTCCCTGGCTCGCTTTTGCGGGCTTTTTATTACAGGAAAGACACCGGACAGTGAAATGTTAAATGCCTCACAATTCAGGCAGTTGATGATTGTCTGGTTGACGGAGAGTTGTTAAAAAAGTTTTGCATGGTGAATCCCCCTGTGCGGAGGGGCAATCAGCGAGTAGGTATATGGGATAATCGCGGATTCAGGTGCTGATACTGAACTCACCGGGAGGCACCCGGCACCATGCAGATGATGGAAATGAATGCGTATACCAGCCCCTCTCCGGAGGGGCTTTTTTATGGGAAAAATGCCCATAGTGGGTACGGGCAGGTCGCATGAATATAAACAAGATATTTTCGTTATTATTTTTTTGATTTTTACCATCTCTTATAAGGCTGCGCAACTGCGTGGCCTTTTTCGTTTTGTGGGCTGCAGTTATCTTCTTTGAATCTCCGTGCAGCCGAACTGTTCAGGATAATCCCGGCAAGGGGAGGAATAATGGCGTTTAAACATTACGATCTGGTTTCTGCCAGTAGCGGTGATGAACTGCAAAAAAAGCTGTCAGAAAAAATAAGTGAAGGGTGGCAGCCATATGGTTCGCCGTTTACTTCGTATGACGATAACGGGATGAAGTTTATTCAGGCTGTTGCCGCAGAAGGTGAAGTCAGGATTCCTGTTGAAGTTCCTGATGACGGTGATGGTTCACAGACCACAATAACCTCTGGTGCACCTGACTATTACTACGTGGTGGTACTCGCCGGGCAGTCAAATGGCATGGCCTACGGTGAAGGGCTTCCGTTACCGGATTCATTTGACCGCACAGAGCCGCGCATTAAGCAACTGTCACGCCGCAGTACGGTAACGCCGGGTGGCGAAGCCTGTTCTTATAATGATGTCATTCCGGCAGACCACTGCCTGCATGATGTGCAGGACATGAGCGGGATAAACCACCCTAAAGCTGACCTGAGTAAAGGGCAGTATGGTTGTGTCGGTCAGGGGCTGCATATTGCCAAAAAACTGCTGCCTTATATTCCGCAGAATGCCGGGATACTTCTGGTTCCCTGCTGTCGTGGTGGTTCGGCATTCACCACCGGGGATGACGGCTCATTCAGTGAGGCCAGCGGTGCTTCCGCTGATTCTTCACGCTGGGGAGCCGGTAAACCCCTGTATCAGGACCTGCTCAGCCGCACCAGAGCGGCGCTGGAGAAGAACCAGAAAAACAGATTACTGGCTGTGGTATGGATGCAGGGAGAGGCAGACCTTGCTTCAGGAAGTCAGCAGCATAATGGTTTATTCACAGCCATGGTTCAGCAGTTCAGAACCGACCTGTCTCCACTTGCAGCGCAGTGCGTGAGTGGAAATGCTGCCACGGTGCCGTGGATTTGTGGTGATACCACGTATTACTGGAAAAACACGTATGCCACGCAGTATGAAACAGTCTATGGCGCATATAAAAATCTGACCGCACAGAATATTTTCTTTGTGCCGTTCCTGACGGATGAGAATGGACAGAACACGCCAACGAATGCTCCGGCGGAAGACCCGGATATTGTGGCTGTCGGGTATTACGGTGCGGCATCCCGTACCCAGGGCAGTTTTGTCTCCACACAGCGTGACAGCCATTTCAGCTCATGGGCACGCAGGGGCATCATTTCTGACCGTCTGTCCTCAGCCATTCTGCTCCATGCGGGACGCACGGCTGAAGTTATGGGTGGACAGGCTGTGACACCACCGGATGAGAAGCCATCCACTGGCACGCCATCAACACCGTCAACGGACGGGAAATCAATGACGACGCTGTTTTCTTACCGTGCATCGGAGTCAGGCGGAGCACTGACGCCACAGGGCTGGGGGGCAGAAGGCGGTAGTGCCGCTATTGTGGATGATGCCGGTGCCAGCGGGGGCAAGGCGCTGAAGCTGACAAAACAGACCGGAAAGTCATGGTTTATGCAGCATGATGCCGGTAATGGTGCCGACCTGCTGGAAAAAGGTGGCCTTGTCAGCTGCCGTTTTAAACTTGATGGCGCGCTTACGGCTAATCAGTACGCACTGGCGCTGTACTGGCCGGTTTCTTCGCTGCCTCAGGGCGTCACACTGGAAGGTAATGCCGGTCATAACCTGCTGGCATCGTTTTACGTTCAGAGCGATGCCACAGACCTTAACGTGATGTATCACAAGGGGAATCCAGACCAGAACACGAAGCTGGGTTCATTCGGTGCATTTAATAACGAGTGGCATACGCTGGCATTCCGTTTTGCCGGTAATAACAGCATTCAGGTGACGCCGGTGATTGATGGTAAGGACGAGGAACCGTTCATGCTGTCTCAGTCACCTGTCGGTTCTTTTGCGGCAGACAAGTTACGCCTGACCGATATCACCAGTAATGCAACGTATCCGGTACTGATTGACAGCATTTTGGTGGAAGTGAATAACGCGTAAGCAGGATAAAAAAATGCCGCCGGGAAAGGGAAAACAAGAAACCGGCGGCAAATGACGTCATATCCAATGCAAAAATTACGGACGCCTTTTTAACCAACAGGTATTAACGATGTCAACACCATATCAATAACTGGGAGGGATAATGACATTTTTACAGCTTATTTTATTGTATTTCTGCACGGTGGTGTGTGCGTTATATCTGGTGAGTGGCGGATATAAGGTAATACGTAATTATGTCCGCCGCAAAATTGATGATGCAGCGGCAGAGAAAGTTAAATACGCATCATCATCCACGATGCAGTCAGTTAACCAGCCACTGCCATAACGGCGGGGGTTTTGTTTAAGAGAGGAACGAGTTTATGGCAGAAGTGAAAACCACAGGACTTGTCACGACAGAGGTACTGAAACAGGCGCTGTCAGCACAGGTGGTGCTGAATGTTGTGGAAGCACAGGTAAGACAAATCATCAGCAAACAGATTGATGAGGAAGTCAGAGTGGCACTTGCCGGTCTGACGGCGACGACGCCAGGTGATACTGGTGTGGCGGAGACGCAGGAAAAACCTGCGGTAACTGAAAATGCGGCTGCTGCGTCCACCGCAGGCACGGGAGCATCACCGGAGCCGGGAACGGATACTTCAGGAGCAGAGGCGCATAGTGGCACTGCCACCACGACAGGCGGTGAAGCGACAGACAATGGTACTGCGGGGAGCGAGGGTATGGCGGAAGCGCAGCCTTTGCCATAAGCATCCCTGTGTTGCAGGAAAACGTGGCTCCCGTCATCAGGCGGGAGTGTTACGGAGCGGGGATTATGAAGATGGATAAACTGGCAACAGGTGTGTCCTATGGTTCATCGGCGGTGGGAACGGGTTACTGGCTGTTTCAGTTGCTGGATAAGGTGACGCCTTCACAGTGGACGGCGATAGGCGTGCTGGGGAGCCTGCTGTTTGGTCTGCTGACATACCTGACGAACCTGTATTTCAAAATTAAAGAAGACCGGCGTAAGTCGGCGCGGGGAGAGTAGACGATGAACCCTGAAGAAATGAATCGGCGCATAAGTCGCCTGGAAAATGAAATTGCTGAACTGAATAAAAAATTGTCGGTGCAGATTCCTTCCGAAGATGAAAAAAAACGCCGCGATGAGCAGTTTGCAGCGTTTTACGATTATTGTATTGAAGTTACTCGCAGGAATTTTGTGAAGATTTTTGAGGAGAGTAAATCTCTTCAGTAAGCTTAATGGAGGACTCTGCAATTAATTCAGGAAGGTCCGCAAGGTCATCTGTCAGTGGGAATGATGAAAAATCGGCGGCAGTTCTGTTAAGAATTGTTTTAACGAATTCCTTTTCATTATCCGGCAACAAGTTGATTAGAGCTACGACAGCTTGCCTGAGTGCGATTAAATCAGCAAAAGTTTGTTTTGGTAGATTTGGATAATCCATAGTCACCTCTGTGTTTATCAGATTGACATACCCTGGCCAGTGCCCACCACTGGCGGGATGAAGTCTTAACATATCCAGGGATTCGGAACCGATAAATCCTGATAAATATCCATGAACGCAAAAATCAAATACGGCCTGTCGGCTGCCGTTCTGGCACTGATTTCCGCAGGGGCTTCTGCGCCTGAAATCCTTGACCAGTTTCTGGATGAAAAAGAAGGCAACCACACTACTGCATACCGTGATGGCGCAGGTATATGGACTATCTGCCGTGGTGCCACCCGGGTGGATGGCAGACCTGTAGTCCCCGGCATGAAGCTGACGAAGGAAAAATGCGACCGAGTGAACGCCATCGAACGGGATAAGGCGCTGGCATGGGTGGAGAAAAACATCAAAGTGCCACTGACTGAACAGCAGAAAGCGGGCATCGCGTCATTCTGTCCGTACAACATCGGGCCGTCGAAATGCTTCACCTCAACGTTTTACCGGAAACTGAACGCCGGAGACCGGAAAGGTGCATGTGCTGAAATCCGTCGCTGGATATATGACGGCGGTAAAGACTGCCGGAACCGCTCAAATAACTGTTACGGGCAGGTGTCGCGGCGTGACCAGGAAAGTGCGCTGGCGTGCTGGGGAATTGATGAATGAATCGTATCTTAGCCGGAGTGGCAGTTGTCCTCCTGGTGGCCTGCGGTGCGCTGTGGCTGGCAACAGACCACTACCGGGATAACGCCATTACCTACAAAGCGCAGCGCGATAAAAAAGCCAGTGAACTGAAGCTGGCGAACGCCACCATTACTGACATGCAGCAGCGCCAGCGTGATGTTGCTGCACTCGATGCAAAATACACGAAGGAGTTAGCCGATGCGAAAGCTGAAAATGAAACTCTGCGCGCTGATGTTGCCGCTGGTCGCCGCAGCCTGCGCGTCAACGCCACCTGTGTGTCCACCACAGATAAAACCACCGGCACCGCCAGCGTGGATAATGCAGCCCGCCCCCGACTGGCAGACACAGCTCAACGGCATTATTTCACCCTCAGAGACCGGCTGATAACGATGCAGAAGCAACTGGAAGGGGCGCAGGAATATATCCGCACTCAGTGTATGAAATAAGTTTTGCTGATGCGCCGTATCGTCGCCGTATTTCTGCATTAACAGAGACCGCAGCCCTTGCGGGATACTCCTCTGCGCGAGTGTGCGGGAATAATCAAAAACGATGCACACCGGGTTTTGCCGCGCGAACTGAACGGGCGCGGATTGTACCCTCATAATCGCCAGTCCGGTGCGATGGTGGAAGAAACTGGACTACATTGCAAATGATAACCATTATCATTTTGTGGGTCCTCCTGGTGGGGTGGGCCTGTCCACGGGGCGGGTCGGCGCGGAAAAAGGCGCATTTTTGTGATTTTATCGTCATCATCATCATGTTTATAACTTGTTGTTTTTAAAGTGATTGATGCAAAAAAGATGATGATTATGGTTAATTTTTGTTCGACATCTTTGTGTGGCGGCATTTCTTTACAAAAAAAACAGAATCACTTCTGTTCAGAGGGGTATGTGGGGGACGCGTAGATGGACGGCGAGCTGAAAAATATGAAGTTAAATATTAATCAACTGGCATCCCTTTCAGGCCTGCACCGGCAGACTGTTACCGCAAGAATGGCAGATGTTCCTCTTGCACCAGGCAGCAATGAGAAGAAAAAACTTTATTTCCTGACGGATTTGATTACCTCGCTGCTGGAAAAGCCACCATCCACCGAAGATGAGGAGATGAATCCACACGATCGCAAGGCATGGTATCAGTCCGAGCGCGAGCGCCTTAAATTTCAGCATGAAACTGTTCAGCTTGTGCCCGTCAGTGATGTCAGGCGGTCGTTTTCCGTCGTGGTGAAAGCCATTGTGCAGATACTGGAAACATGGCCTGACAGGCTGGAGAGGGACAGGGGGTGGACTGCATCACAACTGAACGAAGTGCAGATCGTTGTTGATGAGATCCGTGACACGCTGGAAAAGGCAGTGATTGCCTGCTGTGATGAGGCTGATATGTGAATCCGGTTAACGAGTGCCATAGCCGCGCATCCGATATCTGGCGCGAAGTGGCCTCGCTGTTTCGCCCACCTGGCCGGTTACCTGTGGTGGAAGCCATCAGGCGTTATATGCGGGTACCACGGGGAGCCAATACTTCCGGACCGTGGGAGTCATCTCTGACGCCCTATATGATTGACCCCATTAATACATTATCAGCCCGTGAATATGACGCGGTGGTGTTTGTGGGACCGGCGCGAACCGGGAAAACCGAAGGGCTGATTGATGGCTGGATTGTGTACGGCATCATCTGTGATCCGGCGGATATGCTGGTTGTGCAGATGACCGAGACCAAGGCGCGTGAGCATTCCAGAACGCGTCTTTCCAGGACGTTTCGTCACAGCCCGGAGGTCTGCAAACGCCTCAGCCCTTCCCGTAATGACAACAACGTCCACGATAAAATGTTTCTTGACGGCTCCTTCCTGAAGATTGGCTGGCCGTCGATCACCGTATTTTCCTCTTCGGATTACCGTCGTGTGGCGCTGACGGATTATGACCGTTTTCCTGAGAACGTTGACGGTGAAGGGGATGCCTTCACCCTGGCCTCAAAGCGTACCACCACCTTTATGTCCTCAGGGATGACCCTGGTCGAAAGTTCACCCGGGCGGGATATCACTGACACCAAATGGCGATGTGGTGGTGCACATGAGGCTCCGCCAACAACGGGGATCCTGTCGCTGTATAACCGGGGAGACCGCCGCCGGTGGTACTGGCCGTGTCCGCACTGCGGGGAATATTTTCAGCCGGTGATGGATAACATGACCGGTTACCGGAATAACCCCGATTTTGTGGCTGCAGGTCAGGCTGCCCGTCTGATGTGTCCGCACTGTCGCGGGCTGATTGCCCCGGAGCAGAAACGCGAACTGAATAACCAGGGGATCTGGCTTCGTGAAGGTGAGCGGGCGGCGGCGGACGGCAGCATCACCGGAACGCCACGAAATTCCAGGATAGCGAGCTTCTGGCTGGAGGGGCCGGCTGCGGCGTTTCAGACCTGGGAACAACTGATTTTTAAGCTGCTGTCGGCAGAAGAAGAATATGAGCGAACCGGCAGTGAAGAGACCCTGAAAGCGGTGGTGAACACCGATATCGGACGGCCCTATCTGCCCCGTTCAGCCACGGAACAGCGCAAAAGTGAGCTGCTTGAACAGCGTGCGGAGCCGGTTCCACGGCGATGTGTGCCGGATGGCGTGCGCTTCATTGAGGCAACGGTTGACGTACAGGGCGGTAAAAACAGACGTTTTGTGGTGCAGATCACCGGATACGGAGAACAGGGAGAACGCTGGATTGTTGATCGCTACAACATCCGGCATTCACTGCGATGCAGTCCCAACGGTGAAAGTCTGCCGGTTGATCCGGCGGCATATCCGGAGGACTGGGATTTGTTGCTGACGGATGTGTTCCATAAAACATGGCCGCTGGCTTCTGATCAGGATGTGCGCATGCGTCTGATGGCCATGGCGGTGGATACGGGCGGTGAAGCCGGGGTGACGGATAACGCCTATCATTTCTGGCGGCAGTGCCGCCGCGAAGGGCTGGGTAACCGGGTGTTTCTGTTCAAGGGTGATGGCCTGCGTCGCGACAGACTGATTAACCGTACTTTCCCGGATAACACCGGCAGAAGTGCCCGCCGTGCCAGGGCCAGCGGTGATGTTGCCCTGTGGCTGGTGCAGACCGATGCGTTTAAGGACCGGGTGAATAATGCCCTGTGGCGTGACACGCCGGGACCGAATTATATCCACTTTCCCGACTGGCTGGGGCGGTGGTTTTTCGATGAGCTGACCTATGAGGAGCGCGGCAGTGACGGAAAATGGCGAAAGCCGGGCAGGGGCGCTAACGAAGCATTTGACCTGCTGGTCTACGCGGATGCGCTTGCCGTTCTGCATGGCTACGAAAAGATCTGCTGGCCGTCAGCACCTGACTGGGCACAACGGGAAACGTGGCTTGTCGGTCCGGAGGGGCGTTCAGATGCGACAACGCCCACGGCGTCGTCAGGAAGGAAAGAAAAATGCCGTCACCGGCAGGAAAAACTGCGCACAGAGCGGGCAGAGGATAATCCGTGGGTAACATCAGGAGGCTGGTTGTGAGTATTGATGATGTCAGGAACATGATACAGCGGTATCGCGATGCGGAAATGGCGGTACTGGAGGGAAAATCTGTCACGTTTAACGGGCAACAACTGACGCTGGAAAGTCTGTCACAGATCCGCGCCGGTCGTCAGGAGTGGGAGCGAAGACTTACGGCGATGGTGAACCGCAGACGCGGGGAGCCCGGGTTTAAACTGGCGAGGTTCTGATGGCGATTAGCGATGATGTGATTGGTTTTTTCTCGCCCGGCTGGAAAGCAGCGCGATTACGCTCAAGGGCGTTAATTATGGCCTATGAGGCCGTGAAACCCACCAGGACGCATAAAGCACGCCGGGAAAACCGTTCTGCCGATCAGCTCAGTAAATACGGTGCGGTTTCCCTTCGGGAGCAGGCCCGCTTTCTGGATATCAATCATGACCTGGTGATAGGCGTGTTTGACAAGCTGGAGGAGAGGGTGATTGGTGCTAAGGGGATCACCGTTGAGCCTCATCCGGTACTGAAAAACGGGAAGATTGCGGCGGAGCTGGCAGTGGATATCCGACGGCTGTGGGCGGAATGGTCTGTCAGTCCGGATGTGACAGGACAGTACACCCGCCCCATGCTGGAGCGTCTGTTGCTGCGTACCTGGTTGCGTGACGGGGAAGTGTTTGCGCAGATGGTCAGTGGTGCGGCAAACGGTCTTAAGCGGTCTGCCGGTGTGCCTTTCTGGCTTGAGGCGATGGAGCCGGATTTTGTACCCATGCGCAGTGATGAGTCTTCCGGACTGAATCAGGGCGTTTTTCTGGATGAGTGGGGCAGGCCGAAAAAATATCTGGTTTACAAAAATTATCCGGTTTCCGGGATACAGAGTGATACCAAAGAAATCGCCGCAGACAAAATGGTCCATCTGAAATTCACCCGCCGCCTGCACCAGACGCGTGGTGCGTCCATGTTGTCTGGTGTGATGGTGCGTATCAGTGCGCTTAAGGAATATGAAGATGCCGAACTGACAGCGGCGCGTATTGCTGCGGCGCTGGGGCTGTATATCCGTAAGGGGGATGGACAGGATTACGACGATCAGGGAGCAGATAAAAAAGAAGAGCGTGAAGTGCATATCACCCCGGGCATTATCTATGACGATTTGCGCAAGGGTGAGGATATCGGCATGGTCAAATCCGACCGTCCTAATCCCAATCTTGAAAATTTTCGTAATGGTCAGTTGCGTGCGGTGGCTGCAGGCAGTCGTCTTAGCTTTTCCAGTACCGCACGCAACTACAACGGCACCTACAGTTCACAGCGGCAGGAGCTGGTTGAGTCCACCGACGGTTACCTTATCCTGCAGGACTGCTTTATTGGCGCGGTAACCCGCCCGGTGTACCGGGCATGGCTGAATATGGTGGTTGCTGCCGGTCTGCTGAAAATCCCGTCTGGCCTGGATATGAAGACGTTATATAACGCGACATATTCCGGGCCGGTGATGCCGTGGATAGATCCCGTTAAGGAGGCTGAAGCCTGGCGGATACAGATCCGGGGTGGTGCCGCGACGGAATCCGACTGGGTACGTGCCGGTGGACGTCATCCGGATGAGGTTAAACGTCGCCGCAAGGCTGAAATTGATGAAAACAGCAGACTGGGGCTGGTCTTTGATACTGACCCCGTCAACGACAAAGGAGGCAACAGTGCCGGAACTGAACGACAGCATCAGCGCGACACCGAAAGCCAGCATGAAGAATAAATCCTGGTTCAGAATGCAGGCTGGGGGGCCGGGTGACGCGGATATTTATATTTATGACGAGATTGGTTTCTGGGGAGTTACCGCGAAGCAGTTTGTCTGCGATCTGAATGCTCTGGGTGATATCACCCACATTAATCTCCATATCAACTCACCGGGTGGCGATGTCTTTGAAGGCATCGCCATTTTTAATGCCCTGAAAAATCAGGGGGCGACCATTACCGTGTATGTGGATGGCGTTGCCGCATCGATGGCATCCGTGATTGCAATGGCCGGTGATACGGTCATTATGCCGGAAAATGCTTTCATGATGATCCATAAGCCATGGGGCTTCAGTGGGGGGGATGCTGAGGATATGCGCAGTTATGCCGATCTGCTGGATAAAGTCGAATCGGTACTGTTGCCAGCCTATGCGCAAAAAACAGGAAAAACCACCGATGAAATTGCCGCCATGCTGGCGGATGAGACCTGGATGTCAGGTGCCGAGTGTCTGGCACACGGATTTGCTGACCAGGTGACGCCAGCCGTTAAGGCAATGGCATGTATTCAGTCAAAACGTACAGAGGAATTTAAAAAGATGCCGGAATCCATCCGAAACATGATTACTCCGCCACGCAACAGTGCCCCGCGTGATACCACAGTGACAATCCCTGCACCGGCGGTAACTGAACCATCGCCGGTACCGGCAGTGGCTGATGAAGCGACCATTCGCGCCGGTGTTCTGGCGGAGCAGAAAGTCCGCATGTCAGGCATTAACGATCTGTTCGCCATGTTTGGCGGTCGCTATCAGGCGCTTCAGGCACAGTGCGTGGCCGATCCTGACTGTTCGCTGGAAATGGCCCGTGAACGTCTGCTGAATGAAATGGGTAAGGAGTCCTCGCCGACCAACAAAACCACACCGGCCCATATTTATGCCGGAAACGGCAATTTTGTGGGAGACGGGATCCGCCAGGCGCTGATGGCCCGCGCCGGATTTGAGACTACGGAGAAGGATAATGCCTATAACGGTATGACCCTGCGTGAATGTGCCCGAATGTCACTGACAGAGCGGGGGATCGGGGTGGCCAGTTATAACCCCATGCAGATGGTGGGGCTGGCGCTGACGCACAGTACCTCAGATTTTGGCAATATTCTGCTGGATGTGTCGAATAAGGGGTTAATCCAGGGCTGGGAGGAATCAGAAGAAACCTTCCAGAAATGGACCCGCAAAGGTCGCCTGTCTGACTTCAAAACGGCATACCGTGTGGGGATGGGGGGATTTGGCTCTCTGCGTCAGGTGCGGGAAGGGGCAGAGTACAAGTACATCACCACCTCAGATCGTAAGGAGACCATTGCACTGGCGACCTACGGGGAAATTTTCTCCATCACCCGTCAGGCCATTATCAATGATGACCTGAATATGCTGGTGGATGTGCCGATGAAGATGGGGCGTGCCGCGAAAGCGACGATTGGTGACCTGGTCTACAGGGTGTTAACGGATAACCCGAAACTGTCAGACGGTAAGGCGCTGTTCCATGCCGATCACAAGAATATTGCCACGGGCGGGATTTCCGTTTCCGGTCTGGATGCGGCACGTCAGATGATGCGCCTGCAGAAAGAGGGCGATCGCGTCCTGAATATCCGCCCGGCCTTTATGCTGGTACCGGTGGCGCTGGAGACGGTGGCAAACCAGACCATCAAATCGGCCAGTGTGAAAGGGGCGGATGCAAACGCTGGTGTCATTAACCCGATCCAGAACTTTGCCGAAGTGATTGCGGAAGCGCGTCTTGATGCGGCAGATCCGAAAACCTGGTACCTGGCTGCGGCACAGGGGACCGACACCATTGAAGTGGCCTGGCTCGATGGTGTGGACACGCCATACATTGACCAGCAGGAAGGCTTCACCACTGACGGTATTGCCACAAAAATCCGTATCGATGCCGGTGTGGCACCGCTTGACTGGCGCGGACTGGTACGTTCAGCCGCTGCCTGATAAGCACTGCGTCTCTATCACTGCCCGAAAGGGCTTTTTTTATGCCTGAAAACAGCCCCGTCGGGGCTGTCCGGAGATACAGCATTATGGCTAAAAATTTTGTACAGGACGGCACCACCATTGAACTGGTGAATGCCGGGGATCAAAGCATTCTTAGCGGTACCGCAGTGGTGGTCGGCAGCATGGTGGCGGTGGCCATTACCGATATTCCTGCCGGGGAGACCGGTGACGGGTTCGCCGAAGGCGTGTTCCTGCTGCCAAAACAGTCTGCCGACGATATTCAGGCCGGTGTGGCGGTTTATCTGAAGGACGGGACTGTGCAGCCTGCCGCAGACGGCGCAGTGGCGGCGGGAATGGCATGGGAACATGCACCGTCAGGCAGCACCACTGTGGCGGTCAAAATCAATGCCTGACTGGCTTGCGCGGATGTGCCGCCGGATGGACATGGCGACAGTGCGCATGATGGGGAAAACGGCGGAGATTAACGGCGTCAGTTATGACGTGATACCGGAGTATGAGTCTGCGGATATGGGCGCGCTTTCCGGCAGTCAGTTGTCACTGGTGGTGTTTTCAGCGCAGTACCGGCCTGCCCGCGATGATGTGGTTGTGTTTGACGGTCGCTCACTGGTGGTGACTCGTTATGACACGTACAACGGTAAACCCCGGATTTTTGTCGAACAGGAGTAAGTATGGCGATAAAAGGTCTGGCGCAGGCCATGAAAAATCTGGATGCGATTAACCGCCTTGCCGTTCCACGTGCTGCCGCCACGACGCTTAACCGCGTGGCGGAGTCCATCATCGCGAAAACGGCCTCTTCGGTTGCCCGGGATCTGGTGGTCCCACGCCGTCTTATCCGTGAGCGTATCCGCCTGCAACAGGCCAGCACTGACAGGGTTTATGCGAAGGTCATCATCAACACCGGTAATCTGCCCGCCATAAAACTGGGGACGGCCAGCGTGCGGATTTCCCGCAGAAAGCGGCGAAAGAAAGGCGAGCGATCGGTCACGAAAGGTGGTGGCAGCGTGCTGATTGTCGGGAAACGGCGGATCCCGAATGCCTTTATTACCCGGCTGGAAAATGGCCGGTGGCATGTGATGCAGCGTATGCCGTGGGCGTCGTCGTCAACCGGTGTTGACCGTAAGGGCAGGCCAGCGCGTTATCGTCTGCCGGTTGAAGTGGTGAAAATACCGACGGCCGGACCGCTGGCGGAAACCTTTGAACGGGAGCGTGACCGGATGTACCGGGAAAAATTACCGGAACAGATGATGAAAGCCATGACACATCAGTTACGTCTTGTTATGAAACAAAAACGGTAAGGAGGTGGAATGAAACACAGGGAAATACGGGCGGCGATACTGTCTGCCCTGAAAGCAAATATTGCTGAGCGGGTGACCTGGTTTGACGGGCGACCTGTTTTTATTGACGAGCAGGAACTTCCGGCAGTGGCGGTCTACCTGACTGATGCGTCAGCGGCTGACGAGTTTGTGGATGAGGAGACCTGGGAGGCGGTACTGCATATCGAAGTGTTTCTCAGGGCGAAAGAGACGGACTCGGCACTGGATACATGGATGGAAGAAAAAATTTTTCCGGCGATGGATGGGGTGCCCGGTCTGGGTGCATTACTGCTGAAAATGAACCTTCAGGGGTACGACTACCGCCGCGATGATGAGTTTATGATGTGGGGATCGGCAGATCTCCGGTGGAATATCACCTACGAAATGTGAGGACACTATGCCAACACCTAATCCTCTTGAGCCGGTAAAAGGCTCAGGCACCACACTCTGGCTTTATTCCGGGCAGGGTGACCCATATGCAAATCCGCTTTCTGATGATGACTGGACGCGACTGGCGAAAATCAAGGATCTGACACCGGGAGAAATGACGGCAGAGTCCTACGACGATAACTACCTGGACGACGATGATGCTGACTGGGTATCCACCGGACAGGGACAGAAATCAGCCGGTGATACCAGTTTTACCCTGGCCTGGAAGCCCGGCGAAGCCGGTCAGCAGGCGCTGTTACGGTGGTTTGATGAGGGCGATTCCAGAGCCTATAAAATTCGCTTCCCGAACGGTACGGTCGATGTGTTCCGTGGCTGGGTCAGCAGTATCGGTAAGGCTGTGACGGCGAAGGAAGTGATCACCCGTACGGTGAAAGTCACCAATATCGGACGCCCGTCGCTGGCGGAGGACAGCGGCACCATCACGCCGGTGACGGGGATCTCCGTCACACCGGCCACGGCCTCTGTTGAGGTCGGGAAAACGGTGGAACTGACGGTGGCCGTTCAGCCTGATACAGCATCGGACAAAACCTTCAGGGTGTCATCTGACCACAACAATGTGGCGACAGCGACCGTGAAGGACAGCATCATAACGGTGAAAGGGGTGGCAAAAGGCACTGCGCTTATTCCCGTCATGAGTAATGGCGGCGATTTCGCCGCAGTGGCCACCGTAGCGGTTATAACCCCGGCAGCACAACCCACCACGTAATTTCCCCGGAGTGAATTCATGTTTCTGAAAAATGAACCGTTTGAATATAACGGGCAGACTGTCACGCTCAGCGAACTGTCCGCCCTGCAGCGCCTTGAGTATCTTGCCTGGGTGAAGGAGAAGGAAGAACAACGGGGAGAGGCTGTCAGTGAGCAGCAGGCGCTTGATGATCTCATCCGGGAAGGTGCCCTGCTGGTTGCGATGTCGCTCTGGCATAACCATGAACTGAAAGGCACGTTGCCCTCCCTGCGTCAGGAGACTGACAGGATCATACAGGACGTTCTGACCACCTGGCCTGTGGAGGCCATTGCCGCAGGCAGAAATGTGGTGGCCAGACTGAGCGGTATGTCTGCACCTGTGGATGAACCGCCCGGGAAACAGGAGAAAAACCCGGCTGAACCGGTAACGGTAAAAAAGCGTATGAAGGCGAGCTGATTTTCGCCCTGAAACTGGCGCGCGAGATGGGGCGTCCTGACTGGCGCGCCATGCTTGCCGGAATGTCATCAACCGAATATGCCGACTGGCGTCATTTTTACCGCACGCATTTTTTTCAGGATACGCAGCTGGACATGCATTTTGCCGGGATGACGTATGCCGTCCTCAGCCTGTTTTTTGCCGATCCGGAGATGCATCCGTCTGATTTCAGTCTCCTGCGTGAGCCGGAAAAAGGGGAAGAAGAGGATGATGATGCGCTGATGCAAAAGGCAACAGGGCTTGCCGGTGGTGTCCGTTATGGTCCGGATGGTGTGGTGGTGGCGTCTGACAGCCTGACGCCATCCGGGCATGAAGAGGACGCCATGCTGATGACGGTATCAGAAGGTATCGCAGGAGGTGTCCGCTATGTCGGGTAACTTTGCAGATCTGACAGCCATTCTTACCCTGGATTCCACCCGTTTTTCTGAAGAAATGGGGAGGGTGAAAAAATCGCTGGGCGAAACCAGTTCACTGGCAGACACGATGTCAGGAAAGGTCAGCCAGTCCTTAAAAAAACCGGCAGAGGTGATTGAACAGAGTCTGAGCCGTCAGGCTGTTGCCGCGCAGAAGGCGGGGATATCCATCGGGCAGTATAAAGCTGCCATGCGGACACTGCCCGCCCAGTTCACGGATATTGCCACTCAGCTTGCCGGTGGTCAGAGTCCGTGGTTGATCCTGTTGCAGCAGGGCGGGCAGATTAAGGACTCCTTCGGCGGAATGCTCCCCATGTTCCGGAGCCTTGCCGGTGCTGTAACGTTGCCGATGGTCGGGATCACATCACTGGTTGCGGCAACAGGTGCGCTGGCGTACGCCTGGTACCAGGGGGATTCCACGCTTTCAGCGTTTAATAAAACCCTGGTTCTTTCCGGTAATCAGTCCGGACTGACTGCCGATCGCATGCTGACTCTCTCCAGAGCCGGACAGGCCGCAGGGCTGACGTTTAATCAGGCGAGTGAGTCACTGGCAGCCCTGGTCAGTGCCGGTGTGCGTGGTGGTGAACAGTTTGATGCCATTAATCAGAGTGTGGCGCGTTTTGCTTCTGCATCCGGTGTGGAAGTGGACAAGGTTGCAGAGGCTTTCGGAAAACTGACCACCGACCCGACGTCGGGGCTGACGGCGATGGCGCGCCAGTTCCATAACGTGACGGCGGAGCAGATTGCGTATGTTGCGCAACTGCAGCGTTCCGGTGATGAGGCCGGGGCATTGCAGGCCGCAAACGAGGCCGCCACAAAAGGGTTTGATGAGCAGACCCGCCGCCTGAAAGCGAACATGGGAACGCTGGAGACCTGGGCGGATAAGGTTGGCAGTGCGTTTAAATCCATGTGGGATGCAGTGCTGGATATCGGGCGTCCTGAGTCATCTGCAGAAATGCTGAATAAGGCACAGCAGGCATTCGATGAGGCGGATAAAAAATGGCAGTGGTATCAGAGTCGCAGCCACCGTCGCGGAAAAACATCCTCCTTCCGTGCCAATCTTCAGGGCGCATGGGATGACCGCGAAAACGCCCGCCTCGGTCTTTCAGCGGCGACACTGCAGGCAGACCTGGAAAAAGCCAGCGAAATGGCGGCACGGGATCGGGCTGAATCAGAGGCCTCACGGCTGAAGTACACCGAAGAGGCGCAGAAGGCATATGAACGCCTGCAGACGCCGCTGGATAAATATACCGCCCGCCAGAAGGAACTGAATAAGGCACTGAAAGACGGAAAAATCCTGCAGGCGGATTACAACACTCTGATGGCGTCGGCGAAAAAGGACTATGAATCGACGCTGAAAAAGCCGAAACGGTCAGGCGTGAAAGTGTCTGCGGGTGACCGTCAGGAGGACAACTCCCGTACAGAACTGCTGGCGCTACAGACTGAACTCCGGACACTCCAGGCGCATGCCGGGGCGAATGAGAAAATCAGCCAGCAGCGGCGGGAGCTGTGGAAGGCGGAAAGTCAGTACGCGGTGCTGGCGGAGGCGGCACAACGTCGCCAGCTGTCCGTGCAGGAGAAATCCCTGCTGGCGCATAAAGACGAAACGCTGGAATACAAACGCCAGCTGGCAGACCTGGGTGACAAGGTTGAATACCAGAAACGCCTGAATGAGCTGGCGGATCAGGCGGAGAAATTTGCACAGCAGCAGAGTGCAAAACAGGCTGCCATCAGTGCAAAAGCCCGTGGGCTGACAGATCGGCAGGCACAGCGGGAGTCGGAAGAACAGCGGTTGCGTGAGGTGTATGGCGACAATCCGCAGGCGCTGGCGAAGGCAACCGGTGCGCTGAAACAGACATGGGCTGCTGAAGACCAGCTGAGTGGCAGCTGGATGTCAGGACTTAAATCTGGCTGGAGCCAGTGGGCTGAAAGTGCGATGGACAGTTTTTCGCAGGTGAAAAGTGCTGCAACGCAGACCTTTGATGGTATTGCACAGAATATGGCGGCAATGCTGACCGGCAGTGAGCAGAACTGGCGCAGCTTTACCCGTTCGGTGCTGTCCATGATGACGGAAATTCTGCTTAAGCAGGCCATGGTGGGGATTGTCGGGAGTATCGGAAGCGCCATCGGGGGAGCCATTGGTGGGGTGGCGTCCGCTTCTTCCGGGACTGCCATTCAGGCTGCGGCGGCGAACTTCCATTTTGCAACCGGAGGATTTACGGGAACCGGAGGCAAATATGAGCCGGCGGGGATTGTTCACCGTGGTGAGTTCGTGTTCACGAAGGAGGCAACCAGCCGGATTGGTGTCGGCAACCTGTACCGCCTGATGCGGGGCTATGCGGATGGCGGTTATGTCGGTGGTGCCGGAAGTCAGGCGCAGATGCAGCAGACAGACGGCATTAATTTTAATCAGAACAACAACGTGGTGATTCAGAATGATGCCACGAACGGCAGTATCGGTCCGCAGGCACTGGTGCTGGTTTATGACATGGCCCGTAAGGGAGCCCGTGATGAGATCCAGGCACAGATGCGTGATGGCGGTATGTTCTCCGGAGGTGGGCGTTGAAAACATTTCGCTGGAAAGTGAAGCCGGGAATGGAAGTGACCTCTGAGCCGTCGGTTATGGAAGTGCGTTTTGGGGACGGGTATTCCCAGCGTGCGCCTGCCGGGCTGAATGCGGATCTGAAAATCTACAATGTTTCGCTGTCCGTGACCCGTGATGATGCCAGACGGCTGGAAGATTTTCTGGCAGAGCACGGGGGCTGGAAGGCGTTTCTGTGGACGCCGCCTTATACGTACAGGCAGATAAAGGTGACATGCGCTAAATGGACCTCCAGGATAAATATGCTGCGTGTGGAATTCAGTGCGGAGTTTAAACAGGTGGTGAACTGATGCAGGAAATTCATGAGGAGAGTCTGAACGAGACGGTAAAATCAGCGCAGTCCGCCCGCGTGGTGTTGTGGGAAATCGACCTGACGGTACAGGGCGGTGAGCGGTATTTTTTCTGCAGCGAGCTCAATGAAAAGGGCGAGCCTGTCACCTGGCAGGGGCGTCAGTATCAGGCATACCCGATAGAGGGCAGCGGCTTTGAGATGAACGGCAAGGGCAGCAGTGCGCGACCGTCGCTGATTGTCTCGAATCTGTTCGGACTGGTCACCGGCATGGCGGAGGATTTGCAGAGTCTGGTCGGGGGCACGGTGGTTCGCCGCCGGGTGTACGCCCGTTTTCTCGATGCCGTGAATTTTGTTGCGGGAAACCCGGAGGCAGACCCTGAGCAGGAGCTGACAGACCGCTGGGTGGTGGAGCAGTTGTCAGCGCTGACCTGCGAAAAGGCGACCTTTATCCTGGCGACACCGGCAGAGACGGACGGGGCGCTGTTTCCCGGTCGTATCATGCTGGCCAATACCTGTCCGTGGGATTACCGTGGAGAGGAATGTGGGTATAACGGCCCGGCAGTGGCTGACGAGTTCGACAAACCCACCACGGATATCAGGAAAGACAAATGCAGCAAGTGCCTGCGCGGTTGTGAAATGCGCGGGAATGTGGCAAACGGCGGTTTTTTCCTTTCCATTAATAAACTTTCACAGTGATTATCATGGAACAGACTGAATCAGCCATTCTGGCGCATGCACGGCGGTGTGCGCCAGCGGAGTCGTGCGGCTTCGTGGTGAGAACGCCGGAGGGGGAGCAGTATCAGCCGTGCGTGAATATTTCTGCAGAGCCGGAGGCGTATTTTCGTATTGCGCCGGAAGACTGGCTGCAGGCGGATATGCAGGGGGAGATTGTGGCGCTGGTCCACAGTCATCCCGGCGGTCTGCCCTGGCTGAGCGAGGCGGGCCGGCGGCGGC